ATAGCCGCAGTTTGGGAAGGATTAAGCGCAGTGGGAACACAAGTAAAAGACGCGGTAATGGGATTAGTGCGTGCTTTTGGATACGCAGTACAGGCCGCATACAAATTTATTACTTTAGATTTTAAAGGAGCAGCACAGGCGATCAAAAACGCAAACGGAGAAGCGGCTGCTTCTTATAAACAATTAGGAGACGCAGCAAGTGGAAAAACTTTTAATATTGTTAGGGCATTAGAAAAAGAACAGCAGGCAAATAATAAAGCAAAAAAAGAACAGGCAGTAGCCCAGTCAGCAGTTAATAAATTACTTGTTCAATCAAGGGAAATCTTAACAGACGAAACCGCTTCAATGGCTGATAAAAGAAAAGCACTAGCACAGGTAACAAAAGAGGAAACAAAAGCCGCCGCAGAACGCGTAAGGATTGCCGCAGTTGATTTAAAAATATTACAACAAAAAGCAAAGGCACTAGGCGGACAAGCGGAAATAAAAATGAAGCAGGAAATACGCGAAGCCACAATAGCGTTAAACGAAGCCGAAACCGAAGGTGCAATGACGGGCATTAAAATAAACAGGCAAAAGAAAATGTTAGCGCGTCAAGAAACAGCCGAAAATAAAGAAGCAATAGACGCGGGCAAGGAACGAGCAAAGGCAAACACGGATAAAGAAAAAGAACGAGTAAAAGAGCGGGAAGACACACTTAAAAAAATAAAAGATTTAGAGCAAAGTTACAGCGATAGTTTACTTAGCGAGGAAGCAAAAGAAATTGTAGGGGTTCAAAGAAAATACAAAGAACTATACGACCAAGCCGCCAAGCATAAATTGGACATTTCGGAATTAAAGAAACAGGAAGCCGCAGAAAAATTAAAAATTGAGGATAAGTACGACCAACAAATTAATGATAAAATCGCTGCACTTACCGACACCGAGCAACAAAAACTTTATGACGCTTATCAAAAAGAAGTAACGGCTGCTAAAGGAAATAAACTTTTATTAGAAGCACTCGAGGTTGATTACTTTAAAAAAAGAGACGCACTAACAAAAGCGGAAAACGATAAGAAAGCCGCCGCAGATTTAAAATTAAAAGAAATTTTATTAAGCGAGGGAGATTTTAAACTTTACAAATTAGACCTTGACTATAAAGCGCAACAACTTTTATATGCTAACAACGAGGAAGCATTAAAAGCCCTTAATGAAAAATATAACAAGGACAAAATAAAAATAGAAACTGAAACTGCGGATAAACAAAAAGCAATAGACAAAGATGTCGCAGATAAAAAGAAGGCAACACTAGACCAGCAACTAAATTTAGTTAAAGGAAGTTTTCAAGCATTCGCGGACGTGGCTACCTTGTTCGCAGGTAAAAATAAAAAGGCACAAAAAACAGCATTTGAAATACAGAAGGCGGCAAATATAGCAGCAACAACAATAGACACATATACAGCGGCAATGGCGGCATACAAATCGGCTGCGGCAGTTCCAGTTATTGGATCAGTTTTGGCACCAATTGCAGCAGCAGGAGCAGTGGCCGTAGGTTTAATGAACATTAAGAAAATAGCCGCGTCAAAGTTTGAAGGTGGCGGAACACCAAGCGCAGATACAGGTGGCGGTGGTGGCGGGGCAACAGCACCAACAATGAGCGCACCACAATTTAATGTAGTCGGTCAAAGCGGAGTTAATCAATTAGCAAGTTTAGGCCAACAACCAGTACAGGCTTATGTTGTTTCGGGGCAAGTTACATCACAGCAATCACTAGACAGGAATAGACTAGCCAACGCAACACTAGGTGGATAAAATACAACAAACAAACAAAAACTTAATTAAATAGATATGCGAATAGTAGAATTAATTATAGACGAAAAAGACGGGGAAAGCGGAATATCGGCAGTATCAGTAGTTGAAAGCCCAGCGATTGAAAGCGACTTTTTAGCACTAAAAAAACACGAAGTAGAACTAAAAGAAGTTGATGCTGAAAAGCGTATTTTAATGGGTGCGGCTTTAATACCTAACAAACAGATCTACCGCAAGAACGAAAAAGACGAAGAATATTATATTTATTTTAGTGAAGCCACAATAAGAAAAGCGAGCGAATTATTTTTTATGAACTCAAATCAGAACAACGCGACTCTAGAACACAATCAAAAGTTGGAAGGAATGTCGGTTGTTGAAAGTTGGATCACCGAAGGCGAACATGACAAGTCTATGAATTACGGATTTAACTTTCCAAAGGGAACATGGATGATTTCAATGAAAGTAAACAACGATGAAATCTGGAACAAAGTTAAATTAGGCGAAGTGAAAGGTTTTTCTATTGAGGGTTATTTTGCAGATAAATACGAAATGAGTCTACAAGATGATGAGCAAATTTTAATGGAAAAAATCAAAGAAATTATTTTAAATGGCGAAGCAAACTAACACCAAAATACATCTTAAAAAACCAAAAGTTAAACGCTCTGGAGTACACGCAAAAACCAAAAATAGCAAACTAAAATCAAGTAAAAATTACGCGAAAACTTATACTCGACAAGGCCGTTAAGTATAAAAAACACAAAAACCACAAATGCGATTTAAAGCGATTTTTAAGCGATGTAACGAACTTAAACTATTTGTGAAGGCGTAATACCTTTTTTAAGAGATCTGCGTTCTAGAGCGTGGGCGTGGCTTACAGAAGCACTAAAAAAACAAAACAAAATGAGCAATAAAACTAAAAAACCAGAACAACAATCGCAAACTAGCCCTAAAGGTGGCACAAGAGCATGCCTGTGTAAAGACGGAAAAAAGTACAGTATTAAGTGTTGCGATGGCAGTCTCCAAGCACAAGGAATAGGACAAATTTAATTTGAAAATACAACAAATAAATAAAACCTAAATTATATTAATATAACCAAAAACAGAAAAATGAAGACAAGCGTAATCAACCAGATTAAAAGTTTACTAGGTATGGAAGTAAAATTGGAAACATTAAAACTAGCAGACGGAGTTACAATTTTAGAAGCCGATGCTTTTGAAATGGACAAAGAAGTTTTTATCGTTACACCAGACGAACAAAAAATACCTTTACCAATCGGAGAATATGAATTAGAAGATGGCCGTATTTTAGTTGTAGAAGTAGAAGGAATAATTTTAGAAGTAAAAGACGCACCAACAACAGAAGAAGTTGCTCCAGAAGACGAAGTTGCCCCCGAAGTTGCAGTTAAAGCGGAAGCGGTTGCAAGTGCAAAGAAAACTGTTGATAGTATTGTAAAAGAAACATTCTTCGCTGACATAGAAAAATTAAAAGCAGAAAACATAGAGTTAAAATTGAAATTAGAAAACTTGTCAAAAGTTAACGCAGTTGCAAATGAGGCAACCGAACTATCAGAAGTTAAACCTATTTCTTTTAACCCAGAAAACACGAATGAAATTGAAAGCGTACATTATGGATCAAAAAGACCACGATCAACAATGGACTCAATAATGGATAAAATAAGTAAATTAAAATAAGTATAAACAATTTAAAAAAAATTAAAAAATGCCAAATCCAGTAACAGCAGGTACCACATACGCGGGCGAATTCGCAGGCAAGTACATCGCAGCAGCACTTCTAAGTGCACCAACATTAGAGCAGGGTGGAGTTACAATACTTCCGAATGTAGCATACAAGCAGGTAATACAAAAAGTAGCAACAGGAACCATAGTAACCGATGCTTCGTGCGCATTTACTCCTTCGGGCACAGTAACACTTACCGAGAGCGTTTTAACAACAAAAGAATTACAAGTAAATATTGAATTGTGCAAATCAGACCTTTTCCAAAATTGGCAATCGGCAGAACTTGGATACAGCGGGTTTAAAACTTTGCCTAAAACATTTGCTGATTTCTTAATTGCACACGTTGCAGAAAAAGTAGCAGCGGCTACAGAAACAGCAATCTGGAGCGGAACAGCAACAACAGGTTCTTATTTAGGTTTAAAAGCAAAATTAATCGCAGCAGGTGCGCCAGCAGTAGGTACACCATTAACAGGTACGAATTTAAACGCAACAACAGTAATCGGAGAACTTGGTAGAATTGTTGATGCAATTCCTGCTTCACTTTACGGAAACGAAGGTTTAAGAATTTATGTATCTCAAAAAATTGCTAAATTATATGTTCGAGCACTTGGCGGTTTTGGAGCAAGTGGATTAGGAGCATCAGGAACAAACGCACAGGGAACGCAATGGTTCACAAACGGTTCACTTTCATTTGACGGCATTCCAATCTTCATGGCTAACGGACTAGGAGCAGACAATGCAATTGCAACAACAGTAGATAACTTGTATTTCGGCTGCGGACTTTTAAATTCGCAAAATGAAGTGAAAGTTTTAGACATGGCGGATCTTGACGGAAGCGCAAATGTTAGAGTAATTTTAAGATACAACGCAGGAGTTGAAATCGGATTTGCATCTGAC